TTTTTAGAGGATTTAACAGATGACGACCCAAATAACGAAGGAAAATGAACTTAAATCAATACTGACAGGTAAAGGTTCTTTAGATTCAAGAAATCTAGAACAAATATTTGAAAAGTGTAGATACAACGAAGATAAAATGCTTCTATTGGTGAGAGGATTCTGTCAAACCTATTTAATTGATAATAAACAAAGAGCATTAATACTAAGACCCTTACAAGAAGAAATCATTGTTAAATCATTAACCTACCCAAAGGGAGGTAAACAGCGTAAATTAGCTATATTAGCTCCACGAGGCAGTGGTAAATCTTACGCTTTAGCAGTAGCTGCTACCATATATATGTTTTTTAAGAGATTTAGGGATTTAGTTTTCATATTGGCTCCATCAGAGGACCAAGCTTCACTTATCTTTAATTATGTATATAGAAATTTTAAAGATAATAACTTTCTAAATAGCTTAGTAGCGAATTATCGTTTTCATAACAAGCCCAATATAACACTTAAGGGGGGCACTGTAATGCGTAGAGCTCCATTGGCTCCTACTAATCAAGGGCAGGCTATACGGGGACAGCACCCAACTATGTGTATTGTGGATGAAAGTCCTTTAATAGACGATAGATTGTTCGTAGATAACGTAGAACCAGCGATACTTTCAAATAAGGCCCCGTTCATAAATTTAGGTACACCAAAGTCAAAAGAGAACCATATGTATAGATATTTGTACGATGAAGCGTATGAAAGTAGCTTTACGAGGTTACACTTTACTTGGAGAGACGCAATTGTAAAGGGTGATGCATATGCACCGCCTTATACTGAAAATGATATGCTTGATAAGATGATGGAGTGGGGGGAAGATTCTATCTACTGGAAGACAGAATACGAATGTGAGTTTGTAGAGAGTGTATCGAACATATTTACTCCAGAAAAACTAAAGGACTGTTTTGATGACTACGAACCATGGACCCGAGAAACGCTTATCGACGGAGGAGAATATCCTTCTAATATCACTGTGGGTGTTGATGTTGGGAAATCTATTAACTCTACTGTTATTACCGGATGGGCACGGGAGAAATATATGGGACCGGATAATAGTGAAGATTTCGCAAGACTTGTATATATTGAAGAAATTAGTCCTAAAAGTGGTGGACACGATATCCCATACCAGCGTAAACGTATCATTAACGTATGCCGAGTGTTGCGTGCTGATAAGCTTATTGTTGATTGTACGGGTATTGGTGGGGCGATTGAACAAGATTTAAGAATAGAGTGTATAAATAGTAGTCCACAAATAAACTTTGTACCCTTCATTTTTACAGGAGGACCAAGAGGTTCTAAAACACAGATATATAGAGATTATGTTTCCTACGTACAACAAAAACGTATCAAAGTTCCTACACCAGAAAACTTACTACCTCACCAAAAGAGGTTAGTTTTGAAATGGTATGCAGAACATAGAGATTTAGAATACGTTATGGATGCTTCTAATAAGACGGAAAAGATATCAGCGCCTACTGGTAAACACGATGACTATTGTGATAGTTCTGTTATGGCTATACATGGTACATTGAGTGTATTACCGGGCTCAGCTATATTCACTTCTACCAATAGAGGAAGCTCTAGAAGTCTCAGTCCACAACAAAAAACATACAGTCAAGGTAGCCTTTTTACGACAAGAACTCGCAATCATCGTATTAATAAAGGTTTCCCCCTCTAACACAATCTTTATATAGTATGGTGTGTTTATATAATAAGAGATAGCCATGTCCATATTCGATAGAGTGCGAAGAACATTCGCCAGTATTGGTAGTAATCCTACCACTAAAAAGGATGACCCCGTAAGTTACGGAGAAGGAATTATTAGAAGACTTAAGCTTCAAAACAAGTCTTTTGCCGGAAGAGGTAAGGGGGAGTTTGAACCACACATAGGTCAACCAAGAGCTTATATGAATGTTTATTTACAAGACCCTATTATAAGAACTTTAATTGATTTACCTTGTTTTTATGCAGTAAAAGATAATTTCGACATTGTCACCGCAGACGATAAGGTAAGAGAAAGAGTAGAAAGAATGTTTAGAGATATAAACATGGAACAGATACTCTACGGTTGGGTTAGAAATGCTAGAGTTTTTGGAACTGGATATTTGGAGTGGACCGGAGACAATTTAGTACTTCGTTCTAGCCAAAACATGTTTGTTAAAAGAAACGAACATGGTCAAGTAATGTATTATTATCAAGAAATAGGTGATGACAAAGAGAATGTAAGATTCGAACCTGATGAGATAATAGAACTTAAAAACAATCCCTTTGACGATTATGCTTATGGTTTATCAGATATACACCCTATTATGTATTTAGTAGACTTAAAAGATTACGCAGAACGAGACATAGGAGCAGCACTAAACAAATATGCCATATCTCGATTTGATATATCTTGTGGTTTACCTGACATACCTTACGGACCAGATAAAATAAACGAAGTAGTAGATGCTTTTAACAATTTAGGTCCCGGTGAAGATATTATACATGGTAACGATATCCAAATAAAAGAACTAGGAGGAACCCAGAGAGCGTTTGAATATGGAAAATACACAGATGATTTACTAAGAAAGATACATATGGCACTTAAGGTCCCGATGACTATGTGGAGTGACCCAGACAAGGCTCGCCCTATCTTTGAACCATACGTAAACTATCTACAGTCTGCGATTGAAGGAGCATTAAATGCTCAGTTGATGCCTCAATTAGAAGATGGAGATGCTAAATTTAGATTCCGTCAAGTTAATATTGATGATGCATTTACCAAAGCTAAAACAGACATGATATATTTATCCGAAGGTGTTCTATCACCCGGTGAAGTTCGTGAAGAACGTGGTCTTGACCCTGAAGGAGTAGTAGAATTAGATATGGAAACTTCAGAAGATGTTAAGGCATCCCCGCTCGAAGGGGGACCCGGAAGTAAGAACGTCAACATATCTGGAGGTAAAAATTCAGATAAAAAAGAAGAAGGTGCTAGAAAGCAAAACAGAGGTAACAAACCCTCTGCAAACGCAACAGGAGATAGAAAATGACCTACGACAAATGTAAAATATCCGTTAGTGCAACACTAAAGAAACGTGGTTTTGATAATCATGAAGGGCTTGCCGCTGACATGTGTAGCATGTGGGCGACTGAGAATGGCGTAGAACGTCAATTCGCAGAAACATCTAGAGAACCAGTTCGTAGAACATTTGGTACCTCATTGGGAGAAGAACCCAAAATTACATTTAATAGCGAGGAGGGAGTTGATTCAGTCACATTTCCTGTGATAGCTATTACATCTGGACTTCATACATATGAAGAAGAGAGCAAAGAAGAAAAGGTTTATATAGAACCTACCATCCTAAAGAGTAATATAGAAGCTTTCAAAGAGCTTCCCATTTACTTAAACCATCAACGAACGCCTGAGGATTTAATCGGCGTGGCTACTGAGCCTCAGTTGATTGTGATGGAGAATGGTAAGAGTGCAGTGCAAATGATGGCCACAGTCGATAATAAGACTGGACATGGTCAGGAAGTATTGAATAAAGTTAAAGACGGAGACATGACACATGTCAGTATTGATTGGTTTTCCAACGATATTGATGTAATGGGTGACACCTATGCCACAAAGTTACGTCCCACGGAAGTTAGTTTCATTGATAATGAAAAAATGGAACCCGTCTGCAAGGAATGTACGATTGGAAAGGAATGTGATTTACACGCTACACATGATGACCACGAATGTGGTTGTGGTGGACATGAAGGAGCTTGTGAATGTAAAGACGGACCCCCAGAGGAAGAAACTATGAAAGAAGAAGACTCTAAGAAATCCGACGCAGAGAATGTAGTAGAGCGAGAATTCGCTTCTCTACGTGGAAAACTTGAAGAAGCTCAAGCAGCTAATGCAGAGATGAAATCACAGTACGAGGAAGCTTTAGAAACAATTAAAGCCTTCAAAGCTACTGAGGATGAAAGAACTGTTAAAGAAGCTGAAGCTCGCAAGTTAGAAACGATAGAAGCAATTATATCCAAGGAAGTTATTTTCGGTACAACCGAAGAAGCATCCAAGGACACTCGCGTTGAAGAATTATCTGCTTGGGATGAACCAAGGCTGACTGGATTCAGCGACGCACTTGCAGCAATGCCTGTACCTGAGGAAACAGAAAGACAATTCGGAAAAGGTAAAACCCAAACCGAAGAATCTGCTGTTGAAGATACAGAAAGAAAATTTGCTGTTAAGATGAACAAAAACGGGCGTATTACGCTCAACAAAGAATTACTAAGAGGTAATTAAATATGGCAACAGAAATATTAATAAACGACGGTGGAGCACCAGCAAGAATTTTACCATTCATGGCTGCTATCGCCGTAACCGCAGGAGACTGCGTAAATATAACCAGCGCAGGAAAAGTAACACCGGCTCATACCGGTTTGGCAACCGGATTCAAGGAATACATCCTTGGATACGCACTTACTACTGTGTCAGCAGACGAACTTTGCAGTGTTATCACTGGAAAGGGTGTTATGCTTAAGGCAAATTGTGCAGCAGCAATAACCACCGGAAAAAGTGGACATCTAGGGACTGAAGCAGGACAACTAGCACTAAATACTGTGCTTGGAGAATCGCACGCAATGGTTAGTACCGATTCAACCGGAAGTTTAGTTGGTCTAAAAACGGTCGTGACAATCTAAGGATAAAATATGGTCGCACTTAATGAAAATTTAGCAGCCGGTGTACTTACGTCCCTGAATACAGGGGCCGTAGACGGTGGTGTAGGAGAAAGAGTTCTTATTGACTATAAGGATGCAATTGAAGATTATAAAATTGTAGACTTACCAGCATTAGGAATGTTCTGTGAACCTATGACTACAGAAACTGGCGGTGATATTGATATCACTTTCGCAAAACCCTCAATGGGTATGCAAGAAATCAGCGAAGGAAACACTCCGCAATACCAACACACTAACTTACGCTCTGAAAGAGTATCAGTCGGTGAGTGGGGACTTGCTATTGGAGTTACCCGTCGTATGATTGAAGATTCGAGATTCAACGAAGTAGAAATGGCTTTGAATGAAGCTCGCAGAGCTGTTGACAGACACGTTACCAAGCACGTAACTTACGCACTTTTCGGTGTTGCAGATACAACCTTGCAAACTGGTTTAACCGGTGGTACTGTCTCTATTGTAGCAGCTACAACTGAAA